CTGCAATGCCTGATTATGTTTTAATATTTACAAAAAAAGGTGAAAATACAGTTCCTGTAATACATGAATTTGGCATTACTGAATATTTTGGAGAAACTCCTTTTCTTGATGCACATAAAGAAACATATGGCAACTATACTGATTTTAAAAAGAAATGGGAAAATTTTAAAGGCGATCCAAGAGAAAACAAATTATCTCATATTACATGGCAAAGATATGCTTCTTCGGTTTGGGATGACATTAGAATTGACAATGTTTTACCATTTAAAGATTGCAAAGATCCAGATGATGAAAAACATGTACATCCTTTACAATTAGATGTTATTGATAGGTTGATAGAATTATATACGAACAAAAATGAAATTGTATTAACCCCTTTTATGGGTGTTGGAAGTGAAGTTTATAGTCCTGTATCAATGGGTAGAAAAGGTATAGGTATAGAGCTTAAGGAAAGTTATTTTAAACAAGCTATTGAAAATATGAAAGTAGTAAATGAGCGTTTTAAAAATCCGCAATTACAATTAATCGACTGAACACATCCATGTAATAACGAATTTACCCCGACAAAACAAACAATAAACAAATACCTTTGATTTTTGATTTACTGACTGGGTGTTTCTACACCCGGTTTATTTTAACACAGTAACCAATTTAAAACCAAAATACATGAGTTTAGAACTTAAAGGAAAGATTACTCACATCGGAGATGTTGAAGTGATTAATGACAAATTCAGCAAACGCATCTTTGTAATCGAGGTGCAGGACGGCAGTTTTGCTAAATCAGTAGCGTTGCAATTTACCAATGACAAATGCGGTAAACTTGATGGTATTGCCAAAGGTGCGCAGGTACATGTAAAATTCAACATCGAAAGCCGTGAGTATAACGGCAAATGGTTTACCAACCTTACCGCCTGGTATCTTGGTGCAGGTGAAGCAATGACAGCACAACAGCCACAGACAGCGCAATCTAATAACGTCGACGATTTACCATTTTAGTATGACAGCACGGGAACGATACGAACAAGCGCATTATAACCATTTCCAGCGGGTATATCCTTTAGCTTTTAAAGACGGGCATTATGCTAAACCTAAATATCCACGCACAAACACAGCAAACGGGTTAACGTCTTTTATAGTGAATTATATCAACTGGAGTGGTTATATTGCAACCCGTGTAAATACTACGGGCAGGCTTATTGATGGTACAGAGCGCACAGAATCGGGTACATTGCTAAGTAAAAAGAAATGGATACACGGCACAACTGCAAGAGGTACGGCTGATATTATGGGTACCATTGGTGGGCGTTCAGTATCGCTTGAGATTAAAGTAGGTTATGACAGACCTCGACCTGAACAGCTTGAAATGCAGGCACGTGTACGCAATGCAGGGGGAATATACGAATTTATATCAACGCCTGAACAATTTTTTGAATTATATGATAGAATCACAGGCGCGAACTTTTATGATAGCTTACTCCCTAAAAGACCTTAGATACATTGGCGTATCCGACCAGCAAGCTACCCAGTTTATGGTAGATACCGGCATGCTGAAATTTCACAGCTACAAAATCACAATCAAAGACTTTTTAATACTTTATACATATGCCCACTAAAGACGCTTACTATTTCTCGCATGATAGTAATGCCAGAAACGACCTTAAAATGATTAAACTACGCCGCATCATGGGATTTGAGGGGTACGGTATATTTTGGTGTATTATTGAAATATTGCGGGAAACTAAAGATTATAAGCTATCACTCGACTCGCTGGATGATATCAGCTTTGACTTGTCTATATCTATCGACAAAATAAACAGCGTAATCAATGATTTCGGATTGTTCATTATAGAGGATGGTTATTTTTACTCCAACCGACTTAAACAATCCATGAGCGAATATAAAGCCCTGAAAGAAAAGCTATCTCAAGCGGGCAAGAAATCAGCATCCAACCGTTATAAATCTGACAAACGGAAAGGAGGGCATATCTTATGATTTCTAAAGAACGTATTGATGAGGTTAAGAAACGTGCCGAAATTGTAGATGTCATAGGCCGCCATATAACACTCAAAAAAGATGGTGTAAACCATACTGCAAAATGCCCGTTTCATAACGAGCGCACGCCATCTTTTAAAGTATCGCACGAGAAACAGATATTTAAATGTTTCGGATGTGGCAAGGGTGGCAGCGCGGTTGATTTCATCATGATGTATAAGGATTTGCGTTACATTGATGCTATTAAATACCTTGCTGATATTTATAAGGTTGAACTCGGTGAAGAGGTTATTAAACAGCGTCCTGTATATTCCAATAAACCACCGAAACAATCCCATACTGATTGGTTTGCATCTCGTGGCATATCCACTGATACAATCGAGCGCGCACGTATTACCTACTCTACGGAATGGATGCCCAAAGCGGGCGCAGAAACCGATGTAATTTGCTTTAATTATTTCCGTAAGGGTGAATTGATTAATGTCAAGTATCGGGGCGAAAACAAGGATTTTAAGCTGGCTAAGGGTGCGGAGCTAATTTTTTACAACCTCGACAGTATCAAGAATAATGAAATACTTTTCATTACAGAGGGCGAAATGGATTGCCTGTCTATTATGGAATGTGGATATAGAAATGTCATATCAGTACCTAATGGCGCATCTGCGGGCAAACAGAAATTAGAATACTTTGATAATTGCTATGATGAATTAGCTAATATAAAGCAGTTCATACTACTGACGGATAATGACGATGCTGGCAATAACCTACAAGACGAATTGAGCCGTAGAATCGGCAAAGAACGATGTTATACGGTTAAATACCCCGATGATTGTAAGGACGCTAATGATGTGTTAGTTAGACATGGCCGTAAAGCCCTTATAGATGTCCTTAAATCGGCTCAACCGTACCCGATTGAGGGTATTATCACGGTGGCCGATATGATGGAGGATTTGAGCGATTATTACCTTAATGGCTATCCTAAGGGTATTGACATAGGCATGGAGGGATTGGGCGAATATATAACGTTCATGAGCGGGCAGATTACTACTATTACAGGCATCCCTGGTAGTGGTAAGAGTGAGGTAACGGATAACATCATGGCTAAGGCTTCAATAAATCACGGATGGACATGGGCGGTGTGTTCATTTGAAAATCAGCCATCGAGCCTACACGCTTCGAAGTTGATGGAGAAAATTATAGGTAAATCATTTGCCCCGCGTATCAATCCATATGAGCGCATAAATCAAGAAGAGTTTCACATTGCAGCGCAATACTTGGATGCTTATTTCAATTTCATAAACATTAATCAGGTAGATGTTACGCTTGATGGGATACTTGCCAAGGCTAAGGAATTGGTACACCGTAAAGGAATAAACGGGCTACTTATAGACCCTTGGAATTACATCGAACATAAGATACCATACGGGCAGACAGAAACGCAGTATGTAAGCGAATGTCTTACAAAGCTCAAGGCGTTTGCATTGACTAATGATATACATGTTATCCTGATTGCGCACCCTACCAAGCTGAAGAAAGAGAATAACCGGTATGAAGTCCCTACAATGTACCATATTTCAGGTAGTGCGCATTTCTTTAATAAGACCGATAATGGTCTGTCGATTTACAGGAATTTCGATACTAATGAGGTTGATATTCACGTGCAAAAGATACGTTATAGCTGGCTTGGTAAGATAGGTTGCGTTAGTTATCAATTCAATACTTATACAAGGCAATATGTACTTATTGATAAGTAATTTGTCCTATAATGTTTAATGTTTTATGTTACTTAGCTATGCTATTTAACATCAAAACAAATTATAGGACAAAAGTAAATCACAGGTTTGATTTTTCCAAATTTCACCACAATTTTCTAACCCTGTTACAACCACCTTACAACACGCTATGTTATAACCCTGTTGCAACCAGGTTATAATTTTAATATTACTTGTAATTTTTATGAATAATGTACTACAAAACAATAAGTTAAATGGTAGGTTATAACCTGGTTACAACATAGCATGTTATAAGGTGGTTATAGCATTAAATAAATAAAATAATATAGGCTTCGCTATTGCTCAGCCAAAAAATCATTTTGAAATTCAAATCCGATTCCCATAACTTTACAAAAATTCACATCAATGACTTGGGCGGTTACTTACCTAAATAGCGATTGTTTTAAAATCAGCTACACAGTCGCAAAAACTAAATCACAAGCTGAAAAGAAATTCAAAAAATACAGTATCATAAATTCATACGTTGTTTTTCCATAAAATTCATTACCTTAGCATTTAATTATGGCACTAAGCGATATCAAATACGTAAAACCTTACCACGTTCAGGAACTTATAACACAACACGATGCTGGTGGAAACTGGCAACATTATACCGCATCGGTTGAGGTTGATATAACCACTGAAAAGGCTTCATGCGTTTCCGATTTGAATATAGCCGTAGATGCTACAACATTATCAAGCGGAGATAAAGCAACTTTAAAAGTATCACTTGAAGCGGCTTTAAATGCAAGTTTCCCGGATTTACTTACCGTAGACGCTACCATAATTGACGTACTACAAACGGTTAAGGATAACTATGACGCTTTAGTGCAAACAGACGGTAAAACATACGCTTGCCCCGAATGCCAAAGATTAGGGCAATTCCCCGTATATGACGCAGAAGGCACAGACACAGGGGATAAACAAGAAAGCTCACTTTGCGAAGGATTCGGGTACACAGACGTACAATACCGCAGACACCCAACACAATCAGGATTCATAACAGTATAGTATGCCTAAAGAAACAACTAAATATGACGAAAATTACAATGAACAAGCATATAAGCTTTGTTTATTAGGGGCTACGGACAAAGATTTAGCAGATTTCTTTAATGTATGCGAGGCTACTATTAACAACTGGAAATTAGAGCACCCTACATTTTTAGAGTCCTTAAAAATGGGGAAGCAAACAGCAGACGCAAATGTAGCCATGAGCCTGTATAAACGTGCTACTGGATATGATGCACCAGACGTTGATATTAAGGTTATTGAAAATCAAATAGTCGAAACTCCATTGATAAAACATTATCCGCCAGACCCTACAAGCATGATATTTTGGTTGAAGAATAGACGCAGTAAGGACTGGAAAGACAAACAAGAGATAGAGCAAACGCACCATATTGAAGATATGAAATCTAACCAAAGCCAAATATTTAAGAGTGATACCGGCGAAGGAGTATCCGATAGTTAGAACTATATACGATTGTGTAACGCCTTTATTCCTTGAGAACTTCTTATCTGTAGATAGTGAGGTAATAAATCAAGGCGGCACATCATCAGGGAAAACATACCAGATACTTAAAGTACTTGCGCAACGTGCGATTGATTATGACGGGAGTATAACTACAGTTACTGGACAAGATATACCCAACTTGAAGGATGGTAGCTATTCTGATTTTAAAAGCATCATAGACGAAACGCCAAAGCTACGATACGCCATATCTAAACACAACCAATCAGAACGTGAGTTTACGTTTAAAAATGGTTCACGAGTACAGTTTAAGGCGTATGATAATGCACAGGACGCTAAGAACGGCAAAAGGGATTTTTTATTCGTAAACGAGGCGAACGGCATCAGCTACGATATATATTCAGAGTTGCAAGTCCGTACAAGGTACCAGACGTTTCTCGATTACAACCCCAATGCTGAATTTTGGGTGCATGATAAGATATTGACAAAGCAGACAGGCGTTAAATACATAGAAAGTACATGGCAGGATAACCCATATATTCCTGAAAATATTAAACAAAAAATATTAGCCTATAAAGACACAGATCCATACAGATGGCAGGTATATGGATTAGGCAAGATAGGTAAATTAGAAGGGTTGGTATTTTCTGATTGGATAGAAGTTGAAAGTATGCCAAACGGGTATGATTATGTAATTTGGGGGCTTGACTTCGGATTTACAAACGACCCTACGGCGGTTGTTAAAATTTATTATTCCGGGCGAAATATCTACGTAGATACTAAGATTTATGAAACTGGCCTAACAAATGAAGCCATTGCAGATAAATTGCAGCTTTGTGGCTTTACCAGCGAGGATGTCATTTACTGTGATAGTGCAGAGCCTAAAAGCATAGCGGAGCTATCTTTTTGCGGGATTAATGCATTGCCAACAATAAAGGGGCAGGATAGCATTAAGGCGGGGATAAGCAAGCTATCAGAGTATAAAGTGCATTATTTACGTTCGGATGCTGTATTGCGGAAAGAAATAAACAACTATATTTGGGCTAAGGATGCAAATGGTAGGCCGCTTAATAAGCCCATCGATGCGTATAACCATATTCCTGACGCTATACGTGGGGCGGTATATACACATTCATTTATAAATTGATACTATGCCAATAGAAGAGATACGATGCACGCAGAATAGTGATAAGACGGGTAAAAAATGCAATGCGCGGTTATTTGACAATTACGGGGTAAAAATCGACAACGTAATTATAAAATGCCCGAAATGCGGGAAATTTAATGTAATAAAACGGTAATTAAAAAATTTATTTTGTAATACATAATTTTATTGTATTTTTGGTGTAAACTAAAGAGCGTCATGAACGCCATGCGGGTAGAAAATACCTGTGTGGCGTTTTTTCTTTATTGCCATATATGGGTAGATTTTCAGAGGCCTGGGACATACTTAGAGGTAAGTCATACAAATTGACAGACCATATATCACCATCTATACAATTCATGTATAATAACGGTGAATTGGTATGGCAGCGCAATAAATCAATAAACGACATAAAAGACATATACGAAACATGCGCACCCGTATCATCAATGATTGATAACATGGCGGATGCGTTTGTTAATGCTGATTTTCAAGCTGTAAACTACTCACCTGTACGCCAAAAGAAACGAGATATTAACGATACATGGCAGGCGGTTATAGATAACCCTAACTGGATGCAGGATAGGGAGCAGTTTATGAAACAACTGTACACCTATCGTAAAATGTTTGGATGGTGTTATGTGTTGAAGATGAAGTCTACAGGGTTTGAAACGCCATCATCATTATGGGTATTACCGCCTTGGTTATTGAAGATAGAATACAAAGAAAGCGGTTTATATCTGACAGATAAAAATATCAACAGGATAGTAAAATTAATTTGGGGGAATAAAGAAATATTACTCGATAAAGAGGATTTAATATTATTTACCGATACTACAAACCTGTACAATGATGATAATTGGATGCCGTTACCAAGGATATTTACAAAGCAATATTCTTTAACGCTACTGACATCGATACTTGAAGCTGAAACAACACTTATACAGAATAAAGGCGCATTAGGTATAATTAGCAGTGACCAGCAAGTGCAAGGTGTATCTAAACCGCTAACCAAAGACCAGAAAGAAGACCTGCAAAGTCAATGGAGTAAATACGGTTTATCGCGTACACAGTGGCAGATGATATTTAGCAATGGAGCTATTAAATACACTCCTTTAGTATTTGATGCTGCACAATTGCAGCTTAAAGAGGGTTATTTGAGTGCATTGAAAGACTTAGCCGACGGGTTGCATTATCCGTTTGTATTGGCAGCGCATAGCGACCAGTCAACGTATAACAATGTTACAAGTGCAGAAAAAGCATTATATCAGAATGCTATTATTCCGGATGCTAAGTCAATCATGCGAACACTTACACAGGGGTTAATACCGGTGAATAATGTTCGATTTGAAGCGAGCTACGAGCATATACAATCATTCCAGGAGAGTAAGAAAGATGAAGCGGATGCAAGAAAGGTAATGAATGAGGCATTGAAAATAGAATGGGATAACGGGTTGATAACAAAAAATATGTGGCTTGAGGAACTTGAAGAGGAGAGAGTACCCAACCCATTGTTTGATAAATATAAGTTTGAATTAACGCCTGAAGAAT